TCCTTGGCCTTCCACGCGCATTTCGCGCGGAGGCATCCGGCCTCGCGGTCGATGATGATGTCTCCGAAGCGCGCCGGAGCGACCAGCGTGAGATTCCAGCTGCGGTCGCGGTTGAGCGCGGATATGGTCTCGTACAATTCGCTGATGAGCTCTGCCGCCGTCATGCCGATGCTGGTCGGCGTGAGTGGCCATTCGAACCACCGCTCGCCTTCCGGCCTGGCTGCATTGCTTGGCATCGTGTGCCTCCTTTGGGATTGGATTGGATGTCGTGCCGGAGCGCGGAATCGAACCGCGCATCCATCCGCCGGCGCTGTCGGAGCGCCGATCCATGGCGCCCGCATCCTGTCGCGGGCTCCGGCGGGACGGACGGGAGGAGAAGAAGATGACCCGTCCGGCCGGTTTTAGCGTCTTTTCCTTGACGGTTGGATGGCTCCCGCATGGACGCGCATGACGAACCACGTCCATGCCGCAATGTGTGCGGAGTCATCCAAGTCCTTCACTTCTGCTCCAGCCATCGCATGACGCGGGGATCCGAGCACAGGCGGCGCATGATGACGGCGGCCGGAATAAGCACTGCGACCGGCGCGGCGATGAGGTGTTCGATGGGATGCGTGCAGGCCGGTGTGCAGTACAGCACCCATATGGCGGCGATCCAGATGGCGGCGACGAGCTGGCAGAGGATGACATGTGCGAGCTTGGTCATGATTCCTCCTCGTCCATCTCGCGCAGCAGTCGGCCGATGCTGGCCTGCAGCGATTCAAGCGCCGCACGGCTGACTGTCACGCCGGCGAGGTGATTTTCGTCGGTGATGATGCTGATTCGTGCGGCCTGGACGTCGGCTTCGCAACTGCGGTCGCGAACGACGGCGACCGCGTATGAGCTTTGCGGCTTCTTGGTTTCCTTGCGCATTGTTGTCTGTCCTTAGTGTCGGCGCGTTCCGGCGTTGGCATCGAATTCCTCGATGCTGGCGACGCTGACCATGAGCTTGCCGTGGTATCCGCTTGGCTGACGCATCTTGATGCGTCCGGCCCTTGCCCACTTACGGAGAGTCTTTTGATCGACGCCGCCGAGCATCGCGCTGGCTTGCTTGAGACTGACCCATCGCGGCGCATATGCCGTTTGTCTGACGGCTTCCTTGGCTATCTCGTGGGCGAGCGCCACTGGGTCGAGGAGTGGTTTTTCCATGGTGGTTGCGTCCGGCATGGAGCATCCCTTCTCAAGCGACGTCGGCGAGCGCCGGCATTTTGATTTCGAATCGGTCGGCGAGGAAGTCGATTGGCTTGTAGCCTGTGTTGGAGGCGAATGCGTCGATTTCGCTGAGTTTGAGTTCGACGGTGCCGTTGATGCGTCGGCTGGCCATGTCGATTGATTGGTGCCAGACTTCGGCCACTTTGGCGACCGGGATATTCTGAGCGGCCATGACCGCACGAATCCTCGCCGATGCCATGTCGTTGATGTTTCCGTATGTCATGTTTCCTCCTTGACAGTCCACATTATGCGCGCAATTGCGCGCACTGTCAAATTAAAACACGCGCATTTCTACTCACCTGCGCGCATGTCAGCGCAATTGCGCGCTATAATGATGGATGTGGGTAGCAAAAAAATAGAAGTAAGCCCATTCGGTCGGCAGGTGAGCAAGGCCATAAGATCCGAAATGGGAATCCACAGAATGTCAGGCAGGGAACTTGCAAAGACAATAGGAAGAGGTGAGACATATGTGAGAGAACGCGTCGGCGACGAAAAGGAATGGGCGCTTAGCGACATCGCAAAAATCTGCGACGCATGGGGCATGAGTCCCGAAGAGCTCATATCGAGGGCCTCGCAGTAGACGACACACCCCTGCAGCTACTTTGCGGCAGGGGTGTTGTCTTATTAAGCTTGGAGTGGGCAATTGAAGAAGAGAAAGGGACGCCATGTCATTGAAGAATGGTCTGAAAATCCACCAGCCACACAAGCTGGAAACGAAAATCAAAGCTCTGACGAAGAGCAATGTGAGCTTCAAATCGGCGGCATGTGTATGCGTGGCGCTGGTGTGTCTCTCCGTGCTGATCACAGCTCCGATAGCGCACACAATCGGCGTCAGGTCGGCGGCCGTGAAACAAGTGGCCAAGAGCATGGCGGCCGACAAAAAGGACTACTCGAAGCTCATTAAGGATTACAACAATCTTGTCGACGAATACAACGGAATCGCCGACGAATACAACGACGCCAAGGATGCGATCGCCGAAGCGGACAACGTGAAGTCCGGCATCAAGGACCTCAATGCACAGCACGACGACCTGCAGAAGAAGGTGGACGCGAAGAAGGCCGAGCTGCAGTCCCTGACCGGCCAAGTGGACCAAGCGAAGAAGAATTCCATCTCCGACGGCGTGTGGCAGGTCGGCAAGGACATCGACGCCGGCACATATCGCGCCACAAGCCAGGTAGGAAGCGACTGCTATTGGGAGATCTCGACCGACAACGGCGACAACATCGTCCAGAACGATTTCCCTGGCGGCGGCTATCCGGAAGTCACGGTAGGCAATGGCCAGCAGCTCAAAATCAGCTCCTGCGGAACCATGACCAAGCAGTAAATGAACCAATACAGTCACAGCCCGGCAGTATGTGCCGGGCTTTTTCTTTGCCTACTCCCCCGCCTCTAGCTCTGCCAGACGCGCGCGGAGCCGGGCGATTTCCTTATCCTTGTCGTTCTCGGCCGAGACTGTAACGTCCCGCTGCGGCGTGGTGATGCTGGCGGCCACCTTGTCGGCGAGCGCGCGCTGTCTGTCTTCGCTGAGTCGTTGATAGTGCATGGCCATGGTGGCCGTGCTGTGTCCGGCTGCGGCCATGAGTTCGCGGACGGTGGCACCCTGTTGGGCGAGCATGGTGAGTGCCGTGGAGCGGAGGTCGTGGAATCGGAGGTCTTCGCGTCCGGCTGCGCGTCTCGCCTTGACGTAGGCGTCGCGCATGGCGTCCGTGCTGATCGGCCTGTCATGGTCCAGCGGGCTGGGGAATATCCATGCGTCCGGCTGGTCGGCCACATATTCGGCGAGGTGCGCGCGGATTTCGGGGATGACGGCTTCGGGGATTGGTTCGGTGCGTTTGCTTCTGGCGGTCTTCGGCGGCCCGGCGATGACGCGGGCGCGGGTGAGTCTGGTGCGGCGGATGTGGATGAGACGGTTGTCGAGGTCGATGTCGCCGCGTTGGAGGGCGCAGACCTCGCCGATGCGCAGGCCTCCGCAGGAGATGGCGAGGGTGATGGCGAGCCGGAATTTGCGTGGCATGGCGTCGTGGATCCGCCGGAGCTGCTGTGGTGTGGCGGCGGGTGTCTCCTCCCTGGGCGCGGGCTTGCGCACCGGCATGACGAATGGTGATTTGCCGATGACGGCGAAGCCGTCCTGGTCTGGGGTCGCGGCGGCGTCGAGGATCTGGCGGAGCTTGGACAGCAGCTCTCGACCGACGTATGGGTGGTCCTTCGGCAGTGTGGCCGCATAGCGCTCGATGTCGGCCGAGGTGATCTTGCCGATCGGCATGCCGCCGAATGCATCGATGAGCCGTTTGACCGTGCATCGGATCCCGTAGATGGTGTTGACGTGCAGTCCTTCGCCCTCACGCGTCTCCAGCCATTTCGCGGCATACTCGCCGAATGTCAGGGCAGTGTCCTTGGCCTTGCGCTTGACGATGCGCTCCGGCTCCCACACGTCAGCCTCGATGCGCCGTCTCGCCCTGGTCAGCCATGCCGCGGCCTCGTCCCTGCCGTCCTGCGTGCAGGGGAAGGTGGCCGTCTGGCGGTTCGGCAGGTCCGGCCATTCCGAAAAGGCGGACACGGGCGTAAGATAGGATGCCTCGATCCATTTCGGATTGGCCTTGCTTGGCTTGACGACGATCTTGCCGAACTTCCTGACCATGACACATCCCCCGGTTGAGGTGGTGGAGCTTTACCACTCGAATTACCACTCCAATTGTGGCGTATGAGTCTATTTTTGGTCAAAAATTCCCGCGTTTCAAAATGGCGTATCGATGATATGTACGCTGAAAACGGCTTGATTCCAACGTTTTTGTGGAGCGCGCGTCGGCGAGCGCTATTTGTTCCAGTTTTCCCAGCAGAAATATCGCTGATTCTCTGAAAACCGTTCTGTTTATTGGCTTTTTATATGCCTGAGTGATGATTTACCACTCAGGATACCACCTCTACACTGTCTCAAATATATGAAAATCGGCTTTTTTTGACGTCGTGAAGCAGCTAGAGCGGTGAAGGCAGGTCCGTAATCGACTCCATCTCTGTCCATTTCCAACCCTACATGGTGTCGAGCCTATCAATCCGCTGTTTTTCTTATGTTTTTCGTGTTTCGGCTTGCAATACTTTACATACTTTGTTATAATAGTTATGTCAACGGAAAGGAGGTGAGCATGAAATGGACGGACATCGTGACCGCCATCAGCTCGGTGGTGAGCAACATCATCGCACTGGCGGCGCTCGTCATCTCGATACGGCGCAGACCACGCCATAAGAGATGACGAAAGGGTTCCGAGCACTCCAATTGCCCGGAACCCCGGTTCCATCCTATTTCATGGCCATCATGAAAACAAGCACCATATTCGCCGTCTGCGGCATCACATGCGGCCTGCTGTCGGCCATGCTCGGCTTCGCTGGAAAACCATGGCAGGCCGGACTGTTCGGACTCGCGGCCGGCATCTGGAGCCTTGCCACGCTCGCCATGGACAGACGGGGCGGCAAGGATGACTGAACGCTATCTGAGCATGACCGAGGTGGCCGAACGCCTCGGAATCACCAAAGGCGCACTGGCACGCTACAGGCTGCCCGAGCCGGACGTGGTCGTCGGCAAGGCCAGAGGCTGGCGCGAGGACACCATCGACCAGTGGAACGCCAGCCGCCCTGGCCGAGGCGTCGGCGGCGGAAGGCCACGCAAACACGCCGAATAACAAGAAAAAGCCCCTCCTCCAAACGGAGAAGGGGCAGATTTAAAAACAGGGTGTGAGAATTTCCACAAGCACCCGAGTGCGTGAATTTTCTTCCACGCGAGGTTGAGTCTCACGCCAGAAAAATCAATCACGGCGCAGCGGATTGTAGGCCACTCCGAGACCGCTGGCGATGAAGCCGGCCACGGTGCTGATGTATCCGCCGATGGCCGCGTCACCAAAGGTCATGAAGCCGAGGCCGACGCAAGAGGCGACCAAGCCAAGCACGTAGACCACGGTCCTCACCTGCTTGCTGAAAACCGGCGTATATGCGTCCGGCGGCTGGTTGTCCTGACCATCCTCACACTCGTTGGTCAGATTATTGACGGTGGTCTCCAAAGTGGACGGTGCTGCATGCTGAGCCATTTAAACCTCCTTATAATCGTCCCTGGTTGAGCGCCGACTGCAAGGCTCGTGCGGTCGCGGGGCCGAAGCTCGCATCCTGCGCCAGACCGTAATGACGCTGGATGGCCTTGATGGTCGCCGGGCCGAGCAGTCCGTCCACTCCGCAGCCGAGTCGGCGTTGGACGGCGCGGATCAGATCACTGCCGCCAGCACCGTAGCGAACCACGCTCGAGTCGATTGCCGGACGCCAGTAGGTGCGTTCGTCAGGCACCTGCTGGCCGCTGATGATGCCATCCACCGCAGTGCCCATCACCTGCTGCCAACGGCGCACGGTGGCCGGGCCGACATTGCCGTCAACCGCGAGAGCGCCGGCGGAAGCCGAAGAGACGCCACCGTAGCGCAAATAGCAGTCCCACGGATAGTTGTAATAGCCCCTGATATTTGTCTCGCGGGCGGTCTGATCGCCCGCCCTGCCATACGCGGTGCCACGCTCGCTGATGGACGCCTGCGCGAGCTTGCCGCCACCCAGATACACGGCCACGTGGTGCACGTCGTTCAACAGGATGTCACCAGCCTGCGGATTGCCATTCGCGGGCAGGCGAGTCCAGCCGCGACGAGTCAGATTGCCGCTCAGATTGCCGGTATAGGTGGCCGAACCGGTATCGAATCCAGCCTCCTTGAGACAGTGGATCACCAGACTGGAGCAATCACAATTACCCCCCGATGGATTGAAATTCCAACGGTCGGACTGGCTGTACCCCATGTTCGCCACGGCGCACCAGTAGCGCATGCGGTTGATCAAAGTGCCGACGCTCGCCATGCTCAGTCCTCCAATCCTTCCACGGCCTTGGCCGCATCCTCCTCGGACACGACCGGAATGCTCTCGGTCGGCAGACTGTCGCCCTGCGGTGTCATTTCAGGTGTCATGACGGTCTTGTCCATGACGTTCTCCCTTCCGCCCCCTCACGGGGCAAATAGAAAGGCCACCCCGTGGGGGTGGCCTTGGTTTTGAAAAAATCGATGTCAGCGCATGTGCGCGCCGTGATTGAACATGAGGATAAGCACGAGCAATAGCAGGTACGCTGCGATTGCGATCATGAGATGCGTCACTGTCGGCCCTCCAAATCACGCCTTGGCGAACAGGACGAAACGGCGCTGACCCGTGCCGGCATCATTCGGTGTCGGATTGCCGCCGTCGGTCAGACCGCCCGGCCTGCGGAAACGGAATCGTATCCTCGTCATTGTTCCTCCTTGCCGAATGATTCCGGCATGATGTCGCCGCGCAGCTCGTCCGGCAGATGCGGTTTCGGATGCCGCTCAAGAAAGTCGGGATCGACGATCTCGCAAAACTGCTGAAGCCAATGGAACAGGCTCCGGGTGTACTCCGCCAACGCGAAATACTTGCGCTGACGGACCTCCAAGTGCTGGATCTGCTCCTCCTGCGACTCCACCTGCTCTCGCAATGGTTTTATGACGGAATCGGTCAGGATGTCGCAGGCTTTCGCGGCGATGTCGGCAGTGTCCTTGCGACGGCTGGAGATCGCGCCGATGATGGCGCCCACTCCCCCGCCTCCCACAAGCGCGACGAGCAGCGAAGTCCAGAATTCCGTGCTCGAAAAGAGATCAAGCGGCGTCATCCGCACTCCATGGGTCGAGGCGCTTCTGGACTTCGTCTCTCAGCGACTTGGGGACGGAGTCGATGATGCGCGCGCCGGAGCGGACGAGGTTGACGTAGATGGCGACCATGGCCTGCTGCAATGCTGTCATCGCTCACTCCTTTCCTTCGGTGTCGGCGGAAACCGCGGTGGCCTGCGCCTCGTAGAGGGCGGCGATGGCGGTGGCGTTGTCGACGGTCTGCTGCTCGAGCTGGGCGATGCGCTCCTTGTCATCCATCGACTCGATCTCGGCCGAGCGGATGAGGCCGTCGAACTGCTCGACAGCCTCCTGTTCGGTCAGGTCACGGCACAGGTAGGTCTCCTGCGCCGTGTATTCGGTGGACTCGGTGCCGTCGGCGCCGAGGCGCTGGACCTGCTTGATGTCCTCGCGGAGCCAGATGTCGGCAAGGCCGTCGCCCCGCCGGAAGTATTCGACCTTTTCTAGCGGAGTGGCGCTGGTGACGAGTTTGCTCATCTTTTTTCCTTCCTTGGTTGTTGGTTGGCGCGGGCCAGCGTCCGCTTGGCCATGCGCATTGTCTCGTCCACCTGCCGGCGGCGGCGCACGAGGACGCTGTCGGAGTGGATGAAGTATCCGTAGTAGCTGGCGCATCTGCGCGCCAATGTCAGGTTCCTTGGATGTCGGCGGAATCTGGCGAAGGTCCTTCCGGCACGGAGGAATATTCCCGTCCGGATGTTCGTCCGTCCGGGACGGAACACATATCCGACCATGTCTATCGGCTCGACGCCGACGTGCTTGATGTTCCATTCCGGGTGCATTTCGAGCTTGAGCCTGTCGTGCGCGAATGCGGTGATGCGTCTTGCCGCGATGGACAGATCGCGTTTCGAGCGTCCGATCAGCAGGACGTCGTCCATGTAGAAAAGGACGTGTGTGACGAGCCTTCGCCGCGTGGTGGTGCCGTCCCTGTGCCGTCGGGTCCTGGTGAGTCCATGCTCGCAGAAGTGCCAGATGGCCGACAGGTAGTAGTTCGCCAGATACTGGCTGAGGTAGCTTCCGATGTTCAGGCCGTTGGCTCCGGCGTAGGAGTCGATGAGGTGGAAGACGAGGCGCAGGAGCGTCGCATCCCCGACGTCGCGTGAGAGCATCGCCTTGAGCGTCAGACGGTCGATCGATGGATAGCATTTGCGCACGTCGAGTTTGACGAAGACCCTGCTCGACGGTTCGCGGATCCATTTGCGTATGGCGCGCCTCGCGTCGTTGGTGCCACGGTTCGGGATGCTGGCGGTCTGCCATCGCCCTATCTTCGCTTCGAAGAGTGGCATGAGGGCGAGCACCGCGACGTGGTCGAGGATCTGCTGCTCGATGGCCTCTCGTCCGATGACGCGGTGTTTTCCGCTGATGGGTTCGACGCGGTTGAAGTAGCGGATGCGTTGGTGGTCGAATCTGCCGGTCTCGATCTGGCCGGCGAGCTTGTCGGCGATGGCGTCGAGGTCCGGATGCCGCTCCAGGAATCTCGCGACGTCGCGTCTTGATGTTTTGCCTTGCAGGTAATGGTCCGTGGCCTTCCTGACGAAGGCCGGTGTGCCGCAGTGCGTGTGGCGGCAGTATGTCTTCAATTTGAGCTGTTCCTATCTGGACTTTGCGCGGCTGTCGATGTGGCTGGAGGGGTTCCTCTACCGGCCGCGTGCTCGTGTTTCATTTTCGGATCTGGCCGTGGCGTGCCGTCTGGCCCAGATCGTGGCCGACGGTAATCGGAGTGTTCTGATGTTTTCGACAGGATTGTCCAGGTGTGCGGCCGCCGATGTTCCACCTGCGGTTCGTCAGGTCCCTGTTCAGGTTCGCGTGGAACGCGCCGCAGTTCGAGCCATCCCTGAGATTGCCGAACCGGTGCACGACGCGAAGGACGGTAGGCGCGCCACTCCGAGTCCCATGTGTTGTTTTGTCTGCGGTGGTTTATGAGGGGGCTTGCGCCCCCTCGCTGCGCTCACCCCTCACCGCTCTTGGCTCACGCCTTCGAGCGGCCGAGCGCGGATAGGCGGCCGCCGATGTCCCACCCGCGGTACGCCAGGTCCCAGTACAGGCCCGCGTGGAACGCGCCGCAGTACGAGCCAGCCCAGAGATGGCCGAACCGGCGCACCTGCCGGAGTCCCTGCGACTGGACTGGGCTGGCGTAGACGGCGTCGGTGAGGCCGGTGCTGGAGGTGGCGCCGGTGCCGCTGGGCAGGAACACGCGTCCGTCGACGACGTTGAAGTCCTCGGCGAAGCGGGAGCTCGTGTCGTTGGTCTTGTCGCGGGTCGGGAACTCGCCGACGAAGTCGTATCCGTCGGTGCTGGTCTTGGACGCCTTAGTGATGTCGTGGACAAGGTAGAGGGCGTCGTGGCCGACGCCGTCCGCGTCGAGGTAGGCGTTGACGATGGCGTCCGCGTCGATCTCGTAGATGCCGTTGCCGCGTTCGATGCCCTGCAGGCGGACGGGCTGCCATCCGGCGTGGTCGGTCTGCGGGCGTCCGTCTCCCCTGCCGCGGATGGAGTCGGTGGTTCCGGTCTTCCATGGCATGGTGGACACGAAAGTGGCTGTGGTGGTGGTGATGGCGGCGCCGTCGATGTTGAGGGCGACGGTCGTCGCATCGATGGTGGTCTTGGACGTGACGGTGCGGGCTTCAGCCACGGAGTGGTTGGCCGCGTTGTTGCGTTCCTTGTCGGTGCCGATGTTGATGGTGGATCCGATGAGGATGCCGTCGGCGGTGTCCTTGGAGACGATGACGCGTTTGGCGTTGGATTCGGCCTTGGTGACGGCGCCCTGTGCGGTGTAGTTCTCGAAGCATCCGCCGAGCGCGGTCTCCATGTCCTTGGTGGCGAATTTCAGCATGAGCATGAGCTGGAAGTAGAAGACGTCTGGCTGACATTGGCCGGCGTATCCCTTGCCTTTCTTCTGGGCGAGGGTGATCTGGTCGTTCTGGCAGCCGAAGCCGGCATCTATCTTCTGTCCGCTCCAGGAGCGCGGAATGCCGCCGGACAGGCTCGCACCGTATTTCGCGTAGAGCAGGCAGGGACGTTCGGTGCCGTCTGGCAGGAGCAGGCCTGGCATCGGTTCGAAGCCGTCGTACTGCTCGTCGCTGTAAAGCAATTCGATGTGGTTGTCGTCTCCGTCGATGCGGAAATATCCGGGCGCGACCATGACGAAAACATCGCCGTTGGATCCATCGCGGCGGAATCGGCTGTCGCCCTCGATGGCGGTGATGTGCGGCACGCCGGACTCGTCCACGGTGGCGTTCACATCACGCCACTGGAAGGCGTTGAGGTATGCGTAGTCGTCGCGTCCCGCGTTCGCTGCGGTGGACACTGTCACGGACAAGTTGGCGTTGTCGTGGGTCTTCACGCCGGTGGGGACGCGTGAGAAGGAGTAGCGCGGGAACTGCACGCCGTAGATGCGGCCGGAGCGGTGCTGCGTGTAGTATTCTCGCACGTTCGCGTATTCGTGCTTCGCGTCGTCGTAATGGAAGGTGGTGCCGTCCACGTCGGTCTCGCGCAGGGCGCGCATGACCTTCGCGAAATCGCGCAGGCGGATGAACTTGTCCGGATTTGCCATTTTCTGTCCTTTCTCAGTTACGGATGGCGGCCAACGCCCAATCCACGTCGGACTGGTCGATGTCAGCCAACGGATTGCCGGTGGTGGTTGGTGTGAGGGTTGTTGGGTCGACGGTGACGAGGTCGGCGAAGCTGACTGGATTGGCGCTGTCTGGCACGTCGAAGGTGACCCTGAAGTTGTGTGGCGATTTATCGTTGCCGACGGTAAGTTGGTATGCCCAGTCGGTGCCTGTTGGTGGTAGGTTCAGCGTGATGGCTCCATGCTGGTCGAGCGTGGTCTTGAGCGGTTCGTTGACAATGATTTTCTTGGTGCTGGTGGTGAATCGTTTGGTTGGTGTGATGATGATCGGATCGTTGGCCAGGTCGACGATGCCGTTGGCGTCGAGTTTGCCGATGTCGATTTTGACTTGTGTCATCTTGTCCTCCTGTCGCTAGTGTTGTGTATTGGAAAAACCCGCATCGGCGAGCGCTGTGTTGGTGTTGTCGTGTTTGTGGGTTTTTCGTTGTTGGAAGGTGTTTGTGTTGTTGTTTGGTGTGTTTGTTGATGAGGTTTGGTGGCCGTCTTGTGCTGGGTTGCGTGAGTGTACGAGGGTTGGTTATGAGAGTGCTTTGAGGTGTCATGTTTTGCCTCGGTGGGGTGGTGTTGATTTGGATTCGGTTACGGTGGCGGACATCGAATCATGGTTGGACTCCTTCGACAAGCCGGGAGCGGCACGCAAGGCCTACGCGGTGTTTCGCGCGATACTGCGACTCGCGTTCAAACGCGGTTTGGCCGACAATGACGTGACCAGAAGGGAGATACGCCTGCCACACCTACGGCATTACGAGCCGCAAGTACTGTCCGCGCCGGAAGTACGCAGACTGTTGAAAGGCTTCTACGGGCACCCGCTCGAAGCGTGGCTATTGGTGTCCGTGTGCGCTGGATTGCGCCGCTGCGAGTCGGTCGGCTTGGAATGGGCCGACTTGGATCTGCGTCGCGGCACCGTCACGGTGAAAAGGTCGGTGCAGTGGGTGGCGGGCCATGAGACCGTCACCGAACCGAAGACCGATCTGAGCCGACGAACCGTCGCATTGCCACGGTTCGCGGTCAAACGATTGGCGGAACTACGCCACGGCACGAAGACCGGCCGACTGGTCGGCAACCTGAACGCGAACCAAGTGGCAAACCACTACCGCAGTTGGTGCAAGCGCATGAAACTTCCCTGCGTGCCTCCACGCAACCTACGCCACACGTTCGGCACGTTGGCGATCAAGGCCGGAACCGACATCAGCGTGGTCGCACGACAGCTCGGACACTCCGACATCCAAACCACCGCCAGATATTATTTGAAGCCTGATCTGAGCGTCCTCAAGGACATGCAGAAAGCATGGCAGAAACTCATATTGACCTGCTGATAGCATTCCGTAACCCAGCAATGGAAGCCGCCGTATACATCCGACAGCCTCACTCTGTGTCGTGTCGGTCGCATCGTCACGATCAACGGCAACGTCAAGTTCACCGGCAGTGGCCAGCAGAACTACTCGACGGCGAATGAGACCATCCCAGAAGCGTTCCGTCCGCTCGCCGACATGAGCATCATCGCGTTCCCGTCCTGCGGTTTCAGCCTGCTTGTCGAGCGTGACGGGAAGGTGCAGATGCTTGGCGACCCGAAATCCGCCTACTCCACGGCGCATGGCTGTTGGATGACGGAATAGTTTTCCGTAACCCAGACGCTTATCACCTGCCAGTATGGCAAGGTGACGGGCGTGAAAGCCGGGAATGTGGTGCAAATCCTCGTGGAATGGAAGAGCGCCGCCACGGCATCATGGGATACCGGCAATTTCGGCGTCCTGCCGGCTGGCTGGCGTCCATTGATTACGACGAGGTGGGCGTACAGTGGGCGTGACGGTAGCAGCCAACGAGATTTCACCATACTGCCGGACGGCAAATTCACCTACAGGAATCTTGGTGGCAGCCAGAACGGAGAAGGTTTCGTCACATCCTCCTCGTACATCACGGCCTAAACCGTCGTCACCGGAAACGATACGCTGCCGACATGCCATGTTTTTGCGGGAATGGTCGCATCATACGATGTGCGGAAGGAAACCGTGTTTCCCGCAACGTACAGAAAACGATTCTCCATATGGTCTTCATAGGAATTGTCTACGAACTCGTTGAAGCCTTCACTGGCGGACTGCACGTCCATGCTTGCTAGAGGCACTCCATTCCACGCCTTATTGCCGAAAAGCCCTTTGTTGACCCATCGGCAGTAGACGGTCGCCAAACCATTGACGGCATATCCGCTGATTGTGAATTCCGGGTCGGAGGTCAGTTTCGTGAAATGAATCGGGGTTACGGAAAACTATCCTCATGGGATCGGATAGCAGAGCGAGCCAACACAACCCTGATTGCTGCCAGCGGCTCCCATGTTCGCGCATCGAATGGTTCCGTTCGGATTGACGACGAGCATTCTCGCCGTCTGCCCGTTCGACACGCACACCATTCCATTGACCTCGACAGGCGGGCGCAGTTCGACGGGCAGCACGTATTCGCATTGCACTGAATCCCAACTGCCATTACCGATATTGCCGGAGTATTTGACGAGCATCATCATGCCGGTGCGGATGACCGTGAAGCCCTTCGCGTTGTACAGGGTTACGGAATGCTATTAAAAATGGATTTCCACGATTCCACCTGTGACAGTAATTTCAGGACCAACGAGCAGATTGACTGTCCCATCAGGTGCAATCGATACTTGGACCGAACGTTGCAGGTATGACGGGTGGATGAATGGAATCGCCACTGTCGTTCCGGACGACAGTGTGGCTCTGCCATTCAAGGACTTGATCGCATTTGGGCTAGATACCTTACCGATTGGGTATATTCCGCCATTACTGTTGCCGTTGCCGTTGCCAAATGGGAGGGTTACGGAAAACTATTTCGCCATCCAACAGCCGTTCGCCGTGGAGTAGGCGGATTTCGGGTCGCCAAGCATCTGCACCTTCCCGTCACGCTCGACAAGCAGGCTGAAACCGCAGGACGGGAACGCGATGATGCTCATGTCGGCGAGCGGACGGAACGCTTCTGGGATGGTCTCATTCGCCGTCGAGTAGTTCTGCTGGCCACTGCCGGTGAACTTGACGTTGCCGTTGATCGTGACGATGCGACCGACACGACACAGAGTGAGGCTGTCGGATGTATACGGCGGCTTCCATTGCTGGGTTACGGAATCCCACAAAGCCCCCCTCGGCGTGAACAGGCGCACCGGCGTACCCACCGTGATGCCGTTGAGCGGGATACGCCAGAGAGGCATGTACGCGTCAACCGCGCCGGACAATATCTTCCCGGACGGAATGGTCGGGTCGGCGGCAGCAGTCGCATTCGGCGAACCCTTCAACACGACCAACTCCACCAGCTCATTACCGGTCTTGGAATCTCGATGGTAGTGCGCGCAAATGATGTCATTGCGTTTCATGCCCTGCGACCCGTTGGAAATCGTCACCGATTCCGCCGACGTGATATGCCAGTCCAAACCCTGGATCGACGCGCAGCCGGTGCCGACCGTCGCCCTGTTGGACGAACTCATAGAGCATTTGAACGCGTCGCCCCAGTCGAACACCACGTCAGACTTCGAGAACTTGGCCTGATGGATAATCGCCTTGTCCTCACTTGAGATGTGTGCAACTCCGGCCTTGCCGTCAACCAGTTCGATGGTCACTGTCCAACCTCCTTCAACCATGCTTCAAACGATTCATCATTCTCCTGCGCGAACGTCATGAAAGACGCATTGCATTGGGAACACAGTTCGTAGATGTCGGGCGCCACATCATCCGCGATGCGGGTCGCCTTGCCAGCCGAATAGCGGCGCACGGTGAACCATTCACGCGCCTCCGTATCGCCAGCGGCGACATAGGCGGTCTTGCCGCACTTGTCGCACACATACTTCGAGTACCCATCAGACTTCACTATCCAATCCTTTCAAACGTGAAACAGCCAAGCGAAGGCAACTGCCTCCACGTGCCGCCGAAGTCAACGGAAGGGTCGATGCCAGTCGTGTTCTGGACCACGTATCCGATTGGGAACACGACCCTCCCGGAAGCGCCGTCGCCGACATGTGCGCTGATGACACCATCCACGCTCACGATCGATGAACCGTCCACCCTCACGCCACCCAACACGTCCGTGGACGCCTTCGGCAGCGTGTAGGCGTTCGCGCCCCGTTCGACCGAAGCGAGCTTCGACCGCTCGCCATCGGTCATCATGCCCGACTTGGCACTGTCAGCCACGGTCCTGGCCGCATCGGCGACGTTCCTCGCATCCTCGGCGGTCTGATTCGCCTTGCCGATCTGCGCCGCGAAACCGGAAGCCGTCCTGTCCGCCGACTCGGCGACCTGCCTGACGGAATCCAAATCCTCGGAAGCGACCCCCGCGCTGATCGTGCCGCCTGAAATCGACAGGCCGCGGCCAGCCGTCAAAGACACGCCGCCAGCCGAACCAGAAGACGAAGAGGAAGAGGAAGACCCGGAATAGTTCGCGTTCGCCAACTGTACAGGCAGTCCGACCTCGAACGTCGAAGTCAAAATCCCAGAATCGATTTTCACGATCCGTTTCGTCACCACGGCGGTGACGTTGACGCCAGAAGTCTGATCCGTCGCAACAATCTTGTCATCCACACGCAGACCGTCGCCGACCTCATCGGACAACGTCACCTCGACCGATCCACCGGTCTGCAATTCCTGCAGATGCTTCTTCGTCTCGGATTGCAGCGTGGACAAATCCGCGTTGGAATAGTCGTATGTGGCGCATACCTCATCGGCGCCTACGAGCGTCTGCGTCTGACTCACCACGCCGGTTGCATCCGCGAAATAATTAACCACCAGACGGTTCTTGAGCTCCTGCGAGCCAAGGCCGATGAGATGATTCACCGCGCGACGGTTGGTCTCGGCCTTGAAATCCACAAGGTCGGAATCGATCGTGTTCGTAATGGTCTGCACCGGCACGATACCAAGCAGGATCTTATTGCCGGACGTTTTGAAATCAAGCCTGCGGCCACATGATGCAAGCAATGTGCGCAAGCCGGTGTAGGCGTCCACATAACGTGGATTCTGGAACATCCAATTCGACAAAGTGGAAGCATCGGAGGAATCGACAGTGAAAACCGAATCCAAACCGATGCGCTTCAAGAGGTTTTTGAGGATGTCAGGCAGCTTGCCGGAGACGGTCAGGTAATCCTGATTCGCGTCCGGCTGCAATATCTTCGCCGCCAACATGCCAGTCCACGATTGGCCGATCCACGTGGCCGTGGACACGCCACCGGAAACAGCCACACGACGGTCGACGATCCGGCCGCCCACGTCACTGCCGTCAATCCAGAAATACCAGCCACGTTCAATTTCCGGCGCAGACGGATCTTCGATGGTCAGCTCGAAATCGTTTTCGTCCGTGCCGCAAGCCCAATCCAACGTCACCTGCGATACGCTCGCACGTGGCGTCAGCTTGCCATCGGCGAGGATAACGTCAACCAAGGCACACCTCCAGAAACGTCAAACATGGTCAAATCGATGCCATAATCGCCGGAAACCGTCAACAGCGAATCTCCGGCAGGTATCGGCTCGAAAACATATGAGCCGCTTCCACTGCCGTTGCCGCGAACGCCCTTGTCGAAAACATCCGAAACGTCGCCGTTTTCAGCTGCCACCGTTATCGTCTTCCGCAATCCAGTGGCCGACAGTGACATATGACCGCCTTCCGGCACTGTCACATCAACCGCGTAAGTGTTGCCGCCAATCTGGAAAGACGGGTTGACGCAAGGGCCGAAAATGACCGCAGTGAACTCAGCGGCCTTGCCTGTCGGATTATGCACCGTCAAAGCGATTTTCGACGGAGCCAAATCGGTCGGCAGGTCCAGTGGAAGGTCGATCTGCGAACCGGTGCCTGCCGTCATCGCGAAGAAATGCTGCACCGGCAGCGCGCGACGCCAGACGCCATCGCACAAGACGACCGTGTAGTCAGTCTGCGCATAGGCCGGCCAAGGCACCAGACCAAGCGATGAGCCGACGACATACGCCCGCTGGAACCATTCGCCATCGACGGTCAACATGCCTGGCGTAACAGCCTGCACGTCCGAATCGAAAGCCGTCTGCACCACGTCCAATCTTGACGGATCCGTGGTGCGGACGGTCATTTTCGCCGTCGAAGCGTTTCTGCTCACCGATTTGATGCCGCGCGTGGCCAGCGTGTACGTCCATGCGTACCCTCGCATTTCCTGCAGGTCAGCCACCCACAGATCATCGGTGTTGAGGTCGATGACCGTGCCGTCATGAGCAGTGTATTTAAGTTCTCGCATACCTGCGAATCAACCTCCCCAAGTCGCGGTCGCTTATTGTCGAATCTCCTGCAGCAGTGGAGATGATCGCGCCAAGATCGTTGTGCAGACTTGTGATCGCAGCAACGACGGCACGAGTATCCACCTGCACGGAAACATCCGGCATGCTGTGACTTGTCATGAACGCCTCGCGAGGCACGCGCATCTCGTTGATGGCGCGCATGGTCTCAAGCCCGTAATAGTCGACAGCGGCAGCCCTGTGCGTGTACTCGCCCGCGGCAAGACGAGCGTTGAGCAGATACACGCTGTCGCTCAACCCGTTGCCGGGCGCCCACGCCGGATCCACGTAGCCGGAGAACATGCCACCTCCGGCGAACTGCTGGAAGGCGCCGTCGGTGAACATTCCACCGGTGTAGCCACCCTCCTTCTTCGTCTTCTCCGTCACGGTGAAGCTCTTGTCCGCGATCTTGAAGTTGTTGATGGAGCGGAGCACCGGAGTCGCCTGGTCGTTGACCGAGGCGGTGCTCTTCTTGTCGTTCAGCTTCTTGCGGTTGACGGCGTCTACCTTCGGTCCGGCCTTGTCGGTCGAATCGAGGGTGTTCTTCTTGTTGTTGAGCCTCTTCGCGTTTGCGGCGTTCGTCTTCGGCGTTGCCCTGTCGGTGGAATCCAAGGTGTTGCGCTTGTTTGACAGTTTCTTCGCATTGGCCTTGTCCACCTTCGGCGAGGCGTTGTCCTTCGCGTCGAGTCTGGCTGTGGCTTTCTTGCCGTTGAGCTTTCCGATGTTCTTGGAAGCGGTGTTCGCCTTCTTGGATGCCTTGTCGGTCGCGCCGATGGTGGCGTTGACGTGCTTCCTGTTGAAGTCGTCCATCATCTTCTGCGCCTTCTTGGCGCTGGCCGTGGCCTTCTTGCCGTCGGCGTCGAGCTTGGCCTTGGCGATCTTCTTATTGAATTTGTCGACGTTGGTCTCGGCGGTCTTGGTCTTCTTCTTGGCCTTGGAATCGTCAACGTCAAGCTTCGCCTTGTTGTTGTCGGCGGTCTTCTTGATGTTGTCGATGGAAGCCTTGATGCTGTCGGAACTCAGACCCCAACGGTCCGCCAAGGCGTTAGCGGCCTGTTCGCTCATGCCCGAGGCTTCGGCCTGCCGGATGATCGCGTCACGCGCATCCTGCAGCACGCCGTTCGCACGTTCGATCTCGCCGCTGCTGAAATTGGTGCTCTCGCCCTGCTTGAGGATCTTCTCGGCGGCGTTCTGTGCGCTGCTGGCGATGTCCTCCAAAGCCTGCTTGGTCTTGGTGCCCTTCTCGGAAAAACGGTCGAGCAGATTCCCGCTCTGGTCGAACACCACGCCATTGTCCTTGCAGGTGTCGGACAGTTCGCCGATCTTTTGGTTCAGCTGGTCAACCGCCTGGTCTGCGGTCAGATTACCGGACTCCAAGCCGAACAAGGCCTTCACGAGGTCGTCGATTTCCTCGGACGCGTCCGAAGCGGAATCAGCGAGATCCTTGTTCGCGCTGGCGGCATCCTTCGCGGCGGCGGCAGACTTGCCGTCAGCATCTACCGCGTTCTTGGCGGCCTTGCTTTTCTCATTGGCCTTCTTGGAAGCATCATCGTAGGCCTTTGATTCCTCTTTCAGGGCTTTCTTGATGGCGGATGCCGCAGTTGCGCCAGGGCCGGGCTTGTCGATTTCCTTGATCTGCTTGTTGACGCGCTTCAAGGCCGCTTCGTTGCCCATGGCGGCGCTGGTCATGTCGGTCAGGCTGATACCCGCTTTGTCAAGCCATGTGGTCAACTTGACGCCGCCACTGCTCATATCCTGATAGGCTCCGGCGATTTCGGACGCGACATCCGAACCGGACTCCAGGGCGCTTTCCAGCTGCTCGGATGCCGCCTTAGCCTTCTGTTGCTGAGAAATGAAAGCCGATAACGCCACGCCGGCCACCGTCAGCGCGATGCCCCACGGGCCGCCAAGCAGGCTCATGACACTGCTGCCAACCGCCTTGAACCCAGCGGTCTTCAACTGCGCCTTGGAAGCGGACGTGCCGAACGCTTCCATCTGCTCGGAAGCGCTCATCGAAGATGCCTTGAACATCTGGAATGCGGTCTGCGCGGATGCGAGCGCCGTCTTGACGCGTTGGATCGGGTCGATGGCCAGGCCGATGTTGTTGGCCATGGTGCTGGTGCTGCCGTTGAGATTGCCGGCGGCCTTGTGTACAGCTCCGAACACGCCGGCCAATGATGCCATGACCACGAGCGTCTGCTGCACGCCTGACGGCAAACCGGCGAACGCGTCAACCAGCGTATCCAACCCCTGCACCATCTTGCGCAAAGGCCCCTGAGCGCCTTCGCCGACGGAAATCATCAAGGATTCCATCGAACCGCCAAGATTCTCCAGATCACCTTTGAGATTGTTGTTCTTCGCAGCCGCCTGCTCGGCGGCGTACCCGCTTTCGGACACGGCCTTCGTCCACTTGTTGACGCCGGATTCGCCCGCCTCGTAAAGATAATTCGCGGCCTTGATGGCGTAGCTTCCGAAGATGGTCGCGTTCGCCTGGTTGCGCTGTTCGTCGGTCAGGTTCTTTTCGGCCTTCTGGAGCTGTCCGGCGAATTTGGACATGCCGACGAAGTGGCCTTGCGCGTCGTAGGCGCTGATGCCGAGTTCCTTCATCGTATTGGCGGCTTCGGTGGACGGCGCGGCCAGTTTCATCAGCATGCTGTTCAACTGGGTGCCGGCTTCGGCGCCGATGGTGCCGTTCTGGGCGAACAGGGCAAGTACGCCGGTGGTCTCCTGGATGTTCATGCCGAAAGAGTTGGCCTGCGCGCCGCAATTGTTCAGGGCTTCGCCGAAATCGGACACGTTGCCGACAGCCTTGCCCGCGCCAGCCGCGAGCGTGTCGGCCACCTGAGAAGCCTGAGACCCCTTCAGGTGGAACATGCTCAACGCGTTGGCCATGTATTCGGCGGCATCCCCCACGGCCATTCCATCGGACGCGGCCAGATTCAAAGCGCCAGACAAGCTGCCGGTGAGAATATCCGTGACGCTCATGCCGGCCTTGCCGAGATCGTTGATCGCGTCGGCGGAATCCGAAGCGGAATAAACCGTGGAAGCTCCGGCTTCGATGGCGGCGGCACGCAACTGGTCCATTTGGGCGCTGGTCGCGCCGGTGTTCGCCTGGACGGTGCTCATCTGCTGGTCGAAGTCTGCGGCCATCTTGACCGCAGCCACGCCGAACGCGGCCACGGCCAGTCCTGCGGCGGTCATGCCGCTGGCGATGAGCGCGGACTTGCGCCCGGTATTCTCCATGCCAGAAGCGACCGTTCTCGCGGTGCTTCCGGCGCGGGTCATCGCCGCCTCATATGAGGCTGTGTCCGCCATCAACCGGATGACGATGTTCTTGTTCTCCGCCAAAGCATCCTCCAAAAATCAGGTCAAATGCGCCACCAAGGCGTTCGCGGCCGGATTGTCCCTGCCGTTGGCCTCCGTCCACTGTTTCATGGCCTGCTGCATGTGCGCAGTGGCCCAGCAGACGCTGGTTTCGGCATGCAACGTAAGTTCACCCTTCGGGTCTTGGCAGATCGAGCGAGGCAAACCGCACATGGGGCATAATGACCGTTCGTATTCCGCCAACGAACGCATCCAATTGCGTTCCGTCTCATCCCATTCGACCTCATCGCCCTCACTCGGACGCCAGCCCATGAAACGCTTATAGCTGATGCCGAGCTGGCGGCAGATCTTAAGATCCTCGACTAGTTGCGGAGAACCTGCGAGGCGAGGTCGAATGCCGCTTTTGGGTCCGCTGCAGTACCGTTCAGTTCCGCGATGGCCTGCCAGATCGGCGTGAACTGGCCATCCGTCAATTCATCGAACAGACTGCGCCACGCCTGTTCGGTCTTGTCCTCGTCGGCCACCGGCTTACCGCCGATGGTCGCGGAATCAAGCATGAGCGGCAATGCCGCGGCGGCGGTGCCGAACATGTCGTTCGTGCCGTTGTCATTGCGGTGCGCGGCCAATGCCTGCGCCCACTTACTTACCGGCAATGCCCGCAACGTGAGCTTCAATGTCTCCGCATCCGCCTGTTCGCGCAGCTCTTCGATGCGCCGCGCGGTGGCCTTCGCCTGCCGGTTCGTCCCAGCCTCCGTGACTCGCTCGCGCGTGGTCTCCTCGGCCAGCGCATCACCCAATCTGGCGATGTCCTCGGCGGTCTGCTGGTTGAGGATGACATCGACCTCGCGCGTGCGTCTGGTGACTTTAAGCATTGTTGTTCCTTCGCTCTAATATTCATGTTCCTTTGCCGGAAAAGAGGGTCCCGCACCGGCGAAAGGGACGAAAGTCCGGTGCGGGAAGAATCAATCAGGCGACCTTCACGTTCTCCGCCCAGCCAGGAGCGCGAACGGAGAAATTGACCTTGCTGCGCAGCACGCTGTTCGCGGCAATCGCCACCTTGGCGCTCATGCCAATGCGGACAGCATACACGTTCACCGTATCTCCGGCGGCAAAAGCATCATCCGTCTGCTTGCCATAGCGGCGCACGAAATAGCCTTCCGCACCCTCGGTCAACGTCTCCATCGCCACGTTTTCCGTGGAATGCGAAGTGTTGGTGTTGTCGATGACCTCGATGCTTGAACCGCTGATCTTCTTGCGTCCGGGATTCTCATAATCCTGCGCGCTGTTCTCTCGCTGGTCGGAAATGGACTCCTGCGACGGCGAGCACGACCAGCCGCCCATGGTGACGTAGTTACTCAGGTCGGTTCCGGCGTTGATCTCGTCAGCGGTCGGCTTCTGGATGTTTTCGATCGACGGCACCCAGATCGTGTTGACCAGACCGTCCGCCGGTGTGGAAGGAACTTCGGTTCCAAGAGTCAAAACCATGACTCCTCCTTAATATTTGATGGTCACATGCGTGACCAGTTGAATTTGAAAGTCAGAAGACGACACTGGTAAAGCAGCGCCGTGTCCTCTGCGGTAAGTCCGGCCGCATAAGCGCCGGAATCGGAGAACAACGTCAGACAGCCGGTGTCGAAGCCCTGCGCGACGAACCTTTTGCCAGCAAGTCCTGGAATCATGAGGTCATCGGCCAGCACGTTGACGGAATCGGCCGTGGTGCTCACGATGCGCACCAGCAAAGTGCCGATGCCGCAATGCACATGCTGCGTTTCGCCGACGATATGGCCGTTGGTCGTGACCGTCTCAATCACCCACGGCGGCTTGTCGGTCGGCTTCGGGGCGGTCTGCCGGTACACGGCCCAGCCCGTCGCTGGCTTCGGGATATGGTCGAGGATCGTGTCGGTCAACGTCATGATCGACGTCATTCAGACCACCTCCACGGCGGCACGCGCCACGTATTCCGCAAGCTTCGGCAATTCTTCCTCACCATGCTCGTAGAACCGATGCGTTCCACCGCCCTTCGCGGTGCCGAAGAACGCGATGTTCGCGAGCGAACCAGCCCCGCCCTTTGTGGGGCCTATCTCGGCGGAAATGCGTCCGGGCGTCTCGCTCACCGTGTAGGTGATCGGGATACGGCGGAACGCCTTGTTGCCTGAGCCTTTCAGGTCGTCGCGAATCGAGTTCTTGACGTTCTGCGCGCCCTTCTTCACAGCTGCGGAGATCAAGGCACGGCGAGCCACGCCCTTGGCGAGCAGCGCATCGCCGAAGGCCGTCAACTGCGAAGCGTCGAACAGTCCGCTCATGAGTCCTCCTTCACATTCCAACGGCAGGCGGTGGTATGGCTTTTCTCCGATTGCGGGGAGACGAGCCGGAAACGTCTGCCGACGAGCAGCGGATTAGCGGATTCCGTGACTTCCACCACGTCACCGGCGCGAAGGCCTGGAGTGCCATATGGAAAATGCACGTACAAAGACCAGACCAACGAGACGGCGCCCATGTTCTGGGCGGCGCTTCCCTCGGTCTGTTCGCTGGCGAGACCACCAGAGGTCTGCACCTTGCACTTGCCCTCATACACCTGCTCCGTGCCGGTGTTCGGCAGTCCCGTGTCCGGATCCGTGGTGGACTCGCCTGGGCGGGTTACCGTGCACTGGTCGGTCATGAGGCCTTCCGCGTCACGGCGGGCCTTGGAGAGGAATGATGCGCTGATTCTCATCGGAACACCCCTATCGAAGAGACGTTCGCGCCGAAGCGGTTGCGCAGGCTGCGCTTGGTCGCTTCCGGCAGTTCGGTCACGTCGATTTGGGCGGCATCGCCTTGTGCGTATCCGACCTGTGCGTCGTCGACACGTTCGTAGCTGACGCCGGCGTGGGCGCCGGGGCCTCCGTCCTCGAGCTGGTGGAGTCCGGCTGCGACGTACGAGCAGACCAGTCTGACGATATCGGCGGGTATCGGATTCCAGCCACCCGTGAAGGTGACTGTCACGACCGACGGGATGCGTCCGAAGGGGCTCCACGGCTCTTCGCGGTAGAGTGCGGATCCGAGGAGCCGCCAGTCGTCGACGGTCTTGCCGTCGATGAGCACCTTGGAAACGCTTCTGACGGCCCTGCATGGCAGGTCGAGTTTCCTGGACTGTTCTCCGGGGATGTCGACGGTCCATTCGCCGAGGGTGATCGGACAGCCGGCGGCCGAGCGGACGGCTTCGGAGACCGAGTCGAGCAGACTGGTTGCCGTCTGCTCATCGGTCACTTCGATGCCGTTATGTTTCAGGTCGTCCAAGGTGGCCAGTGCGGTCATTTCAGCCTCCGATCATCGGACTCGACTACTTGCCGCTCTTCTTGCCTGCAGCAGCATCCTCTTCACCGTCGCTGTCTGCGGTGGTACCGCTCACGACAGGGGTCTGCGCATCCTGCAGGGAACGACCGGTGGTGGTGGAGAGGTTCAGTGTGATCTTGGTCAGGCACTCGGGGCGGATGACCTTGGCGCCGTACAGGTCGAGGCCGCGCACCATGTCGGCGAAGTCGGTCTGCATGCGCATAGCCTCGACGTTGCTGACCTGCTGTGCGAAGGTGACGGCAGCGTTGGTGCCGGCGAGAATGGACTGCGTGTCCGGGCTGGCGGACTTGTGCGGCACATTGTTGGACTTCACGACGGTGAAGCCGCGCACCTGGCCGACCACGCCGTTGAGCAGCGTATTATGGCCCGCTTCTGTGCCTTCGATGAAGCGGGAGTCCTGCAGCAGGAGCGCGTAGAAGTCGGGGCTGACGACGAGCCAGCGTCCCTCGTCGGGCACGTTCTGCACGTCGAGCTTGCGTCCGGCTTCCACGACGGCGAGATACGCGTCGGCGGGGGTGCCGACGGCCACGGTCTTCGCCGGGGTCTCGACGGCCGTGTCCATGAGATTGGAGATGTAGTTCTCCACGTTCTTCATCATGTTGTAGGCGGCGGAATTGGTGAACTTTCCAGTCATGTCCGCCTTGGCCTGAGCCTTGTCGAGGTCGTTGACCTTGAAGGCGAAATAGTCGGACTGATTGATTTCAAGAACGGCTGCTTCCTTGTCATTGACATCGTCGACGGTGATCGCCTGTCCGCGGACGTACTTGTGCACGGTCACGTCGTCGTATCCGGTGATGTGTACGGTGTCGCCGGCCTCACGGATGTCGCCCTCATAATCGCGGTTGCACAGGCTCGGGAAGACGAGCTTCGCGCGCAGGGCTTCGAGGATGGCGGCGGACCATACCTCGGGAATGAAATTGGTGATTGCCATTGCTGGTGGCCTCCTTACTTGCTGCGGCCTGCGAGCAGGTCATCCAGACGGCCCTTGCGGCGCGCCTCCTCGATCTGCTTCGGGGTCATGTTCTTCAGATCGTCCCTGGTAAGCTGTCCCGCCTGATGATCGCCATCACGGGCGCCTGACGGTGGGATGATTCCCGCCAGACCAGCCTTGTTCCCGCCTTGCGCGAGATACGGGTGTGCCGTGACCAGATCGTCGATTTTCTTGGAAATCACGTTCTGGTCGTATCCTCCCTGATCGTCAGCGGTCAGGTCGGAGAAATCGATAAGCTTCAACGCGTCGCCCGGATTGATAAGCTTGCCGGTCGCTGCTGCGGTGACATTCGCCTGGAGCACCTGCTTCTGCAGTCCGGCTATCGTGGCCTGCGCGGATTCGAATTCCTTGCCACGCTGCTCCCAGTCGGCGACCTGCTTCTCCAAGTCGTCCACGCGGTCGGCCTTCTCATAGGCAGCCTTGAGCTTCGCCTCTAGGTCGGTGTTGACCTTCTTCTGGCCGAGGAACTTGTCGTGCCAGTCGACGTGCGGCTCCTGCGCGCCCGGATCGCCGGTGTTCGGATCCTGCTGCTGTCCATCGGACATGATGATGTTTCCTTCCTTTTACTGGATGTATTTTTCGCCGTTGCTGGAAAGCCAGCGACGATACGAGTTCTCGGCCTTCGCCAGCACATCCGGCGTGACCGGACTGCCTGGCTGATAGGGATTGTGGCCGTCCAAAGCGGCCTCGTAGCGGAGCCGCGCATTGAGAAGACGCTTCTGCGCCTCGGTCAGGTCCTCATGCCGTCCCTGACGGTATCCGTTGTCGTGCAGCCATTGGCTGCGGCGAAGCTCCGGCACCTGCTCGCGCCATTTGTCGGGCAGGATGTAGCCCTCGCGCTTCAGAAGTTCGATGGTCTGCTCGCGAGGGAGGTTGAAGCTGTAGATGCCTTCCGGCGTGAGCCTGCGCCTCTGGCGTTGGCCGTATTCGTATTTGCGAATCATGCGGCTCCAACCGTAGCGGCTGGTGCCTTCGGACGTTGTCATGCGGATGTTGCCGCGTCCGATTGGCCGCATGCCTCGATGCGCGTTGACGACCTGGTAGATGTCGGCGCCGTCCCTGATGGCCTGCGCGTCGGCATGGCCGAAGACCTTGTCCTGCTCCTCTTCGCTCATGCCGTTGAAGCGGTCCATCGGCGATGTGATCCAGCCTTGTTTCTCGGCCTTGTCCTTGCCTTTGCAGGGGATGGTGCGACCGTGGCATTTCGGATGACGAAGGAAGTCGTTGTTGTGCCGGAAGTATTTTCCGGCGAGGATGGCGCATCGTGGGCAACAGTCGGGTGATTCGACGCGCACGTAGCCGACGCCGGAACGCTGGGTGATGCTGACGCCCATCGCGCTGATTGACGTGTCCTCGATGGCCTGCATGGCCATCTGGCGAAGCGTAGCACGACCTGCCATCATGGCATCGGATTCACCCATGCCTGACTTGATGGCCGACAAAGTGCGCGTCACCGGGATATCGAAATATGATTCGAGGTCGATGCCGCTCGGTGCGAAACCCGTCCCGAAGGCGAGGGGATTCGCAATACCGTCAGGGCGCACGTAGTCGCCCTGTTCGGCGAGCATCAACGTGGACGAGTCCATCGCGTCGCTCGCGGCGCGGGTCTGCAGTGTGGCGAAGAGCGTTAGGAAATCGGCGTTTATCCGATTCCAGCTGTCACGCACCCGTCGCGGATCCACGCCCTTCCACGTTTTGTCCGCCGCCTTCACGGCCAGCAGGCACAGTCTGGCCAGAGTGTTCCGACTGTCCGACAGGCTCTCCAGAGTCACCGTCATCAGATGCACCTCCGACCTGCAGGCTTCGTGCTATCTCAGCCATCTCCGGATCGTGATTCTCGTCGTCCACCATGCGCATGATGCGTTTGATGTCCTCCGGACTCTGACCCATCTGCTCGGCGATCCACTGCAACGGGTATCCGAGCTTCTTGTATTTGAGCATCGCGTCGGCCATGAGGGCCTCGGACCGGTATTGCGGTGTGGCGAACACGACTTTTGCATCCTCGAGGATGCGGGCTGATTCCTCATCGTCCTCGAGCATCATGGCCATCACGCACAATTCGCGCACCGGCTGACGCATGAAGCTGATGCGCTCCAATGTCTTCGACACGAGGCCGGCTTCGGCGACCTCGTAGCCGGTGGCCGGCACCTCCGCATTCGTCAGCAGGTAGTGGCCGGGCGTGCGTGTCTCGGCCGCGATGTGCTCGACGGCCTTCTGGATGATCGGCAGGAAAGCCTGCAGGTTGCTGGCGGTCCATTCGCCGATCGACACGTTGTCGCCGGTGATCTGCATGATGCGCTCCATGACCTGCTTGTCGAGGTTCACAGGACGCTCACCGACCTGCTCTCCGGTCGCCTTGTCGAAGACCGGCTCGGACAGGGAGTCGCCGCCGAGTATCACCCTCGCCGGCATGGACGCGAAGTCCAGGGCGTTGAGCGTGTAGGCCCAGCAGACGTTGACGGCGTCCTGCATCGATTCGACCTGCTCCACATCACTGATCGGCAGGTCGTCCAGGAGCATCTGATTGCGGAATTCGACCAATGGCACTCGTCCGAGCGGGTTCGCGCGCGCCGAATCCGGAACGAACCGCCAGCCCTCAACGCCGGGCGGCAGACGGTTCCGCTCGTCGTCCCCGCCTGCACGCACGCGCACCACGTCGAAGACCATGTCCGGCAGCAGCAGCGTGCCGAACTCGTGCTCCTCGTCGTAGCGGACCAGGAGGCCGGCGTCGACCTCTCCAGTGAGCGGGTCGTAATGGACGGCTGCGGAGTCGGGGTGTTCGAAGCTGATGCGCGCCCTGCCGTCAGGCATCGAGGTCACCAGGCCAAACGCACGTCCGGTCGTGGTCATCATCAGAGCCGTCTCCTGCAGTTTGCGATCGCAGTCATTCCGCTCCCACACGCGCATGACATGCGAGTCGAGCTCACTGTCGTCGTATGGGATAAAGCCTCTGAAATGGATGCGCTCGACCGGCGCCTGCGCCACAGGCAGACACCAGTTGTCGGCGAAACCTGAGAACCGGTCCGCCATGTAGCGTTTGAATTCGTCGGACGCGAATTTCAGTGTGCCGCGCTTGCCACGCACATAATCCGTATGCTTCCTGATGTCCGGCCGACGGTTCTCGATCTTCAAGGCGAGAAGATTCGCCATGCGATTCACATCATCGGCGGTACGAATCATTTAGAACCCCCTCGTAGTAGAACCAGTCAACAAGTACGCCTTGCGTTTCCTACCCCAGCCGGCGGCACGTGCATCACATGCCGCCTCATGCGCCAGCACGCACGTCACCGCCGCATCAATCTTCCGCGTCTGCTTCGGCTTGCCCAGCCCGTAGCGTTCGCCGGACTTGGCGAAGCGTCTTGCGTTGCGCATGTGCGTGATGGTGATCGGACACCCGTCCTGCGTGATCGCGTGATGCTGCAGGTCGGATTCGAAGCGTTTCAACGCCTCCCATACGGCGGTGATACGGCTCGAACCGCTCATCGACCAGGGGATGAATTTCTTCGGCCCGTATTGGGAGTCCCATGCCTCGATCTGCGATTCCCACGACACCTCGTCGCGGAAACCGGGATCGCAATAGGCGCGGATCACCTTGTATCGGTCGTTGAGCTCGTCCATGGCGGCGTTGACCTCGCCGCGCGGGATGCGGCCGCCCCACGTCTTCGGATTCCAGATCGTCGGACGGCGATCCTCGCCATACCGTGGCGTGAAGATGAAACCTTCACGGGTCTCGGCCTTGATGCACGTCCAGTCGTCGTTCTCGGAGCCGTCGAAGCCGAGACACACCTCAGTGCCTTTCGGCGGATTCTCAAGCCAAAGCTCATGCTCGGACATGCTAGTATCCCATGTTCCTCAAGACCGATTTCGACAAACTCTTCTGCGAGCGCTGGTAGTTCTGGTTTGTGATCTCCCTTGTCGTCGCTTCGCCGAAGGAATTGACGAATGCGCGGCTTGTGCCGCTTGATTTTGGTTGGCGTCGGATCTGTTCGTCGGAGATTCTGTCGCGCTGTGCTCTGGCGGTGTGGAATGCCTTGGAAGCCGCTTGGTATTTGTCGTAGTTCGCCTTGGTTGCCTCCGGGAACACGCTTTCCGGCATGCGCTGGTTGTATTGCGTGGCTCCGTGCGCGGTTCTCTGCATGATTTCCGATGCGGCGTCCATGCGGCTTCCCGCATCGCGCATCATATTGGTGAGATCAGAGTCGCTTACGGATGAGAGGTCGGTGGCAGAGCCTCCCCCTCCGCCGCCATGTCCGCCACGGCCTGCGCCCGAGCTTGATCCTCTTCCGCCCATTTTTTCATCCTTTCCGTATTGCTGTTTTTGTATGCGACGACTTCGGTGCCACCGAAGTCGAAAAACGGAATGGCATCTCCGTAGAGGAGAATCTTTTCCGGTTCAAGCCTGTCGATCGCGTACCGCATGCCGAGCCGCCAATAGAGCTCTGCCGTCGGATTGTTATTCGCTCCGACCGTGCTTACCGCGACTGTGGAGTTGTTTGGAATGCCTGAAAAGCAGTAAGAGAACGATTCTGGGCCCGCCCATTGAAGTGTTGGGATGACTTTCAGCCCGCAGGCCTGCCAGTATGCTCCGATCAGACGGCTTCGGAAGACGTTATAGATCTTCATCGCTTCCGGCATGTCCATGTATGTGCTGAAATCAGGCGTCAGCACACACTGGAAGCGTTTGAGCGGTGCGATGTATCTGTCCGGCTGGTTCCAGACTCTCTGGAACTGGTAGTCATCGATGAAGAAATGGATTCCGCAATGCTTGACTGTCTTTTTGCCGGTCGCGTAATTGAAGCCCATCAACGTGTCAGGGGTGGTGACGTCCTGTTTTGCAAGCATTGGCATGTCGTATCTGCCAACCGTCCGCACCTTTTGCAGCAGCGGAAGATTGTATTGCCTCATCGTCCGCATCCTTGATTTGTTGAGTGGTCTATTGTCCCGCATAGCAGCTCTCCCATAGTCCGTCCTCAAGCCATGCGCCGCCTCCCTGCACCATTCGGTTGCCGAAAAAGCGCTCGGCCTGTGCCGGGTCCTTCTCCATGAGCGCCTCGGCCTCCGCTTCGACGGAGTCCAAGGGCACCCAGGGACTGCCGGCGTAGACCCATTCGAGGATCTTGCGGCGTTCGCGCCGGTTGTTGAAGCTGTATGGCGTACCGTCCTTGTGTCGCAAATCGGGATTCAGGTCGGGGTTGCGGTAGAAGATCCACACGTCCTTGCTGGCCGATTCGAACTGCTGTTGGGCGTACGAGTTCTCGCCGGGGTCGTAGGCGTTGGTCCAGAAGTGCGTCCTACCGCCCATGCCGGCGGCGCCACGGCGTTGGGTGTCGGCCACGTCGAGCATGCCGTTCGACTTGGTGTACAAACCGGCCTCGTCCTGTTCGGCGTCCGAGATCGGGTTGCCCAGACGGCTGGTGGCCGAGGCGGTCACCACGTCGATGCGGTCGAGGTCGAGATCGTCATCATCCAAGTTGATTCCGGGGCGAAGGATGCGAATGAACCCCTCGCGCACCTTGAGCAGCTGTTTCAGCGGACCAAGCCTGATCATGGCGACCAATGGCCGGTAGGCGTTGCGCACCTGGTCCTCGGAGTTCGCGGTCAGCTGGATGAGGGGCGACGGGTGGCGCATGCCCTTCGGCTCGCCCGGATTGTAGTGGTAGACCCATCCGCAGGGGCAGCCGTTGTCGGAGCAGCGGTACACGTCGCCGGGCTTCGCCCAACCGGCGAACACGACCGGACCGCAGGCTTCGAGGATGGCGCATGACGCCTCGGTCGGTCCCTTGCCGGTCTTCTGCGGGCCGATGCAGCCGGTCAGACGATATTGGAAGGCTTGGTTGAGAACCAGTGGATTGTCCACCGTGACCTCCTCGGGCGGGACGAACTCCGCATCCTCGCGCACCCTCCACCGATGCGCCGCATACCAGAACTGCCAATCTGACCAGCAGAAGGGCTTGCCGCGGAGGATGCCGTCGGGCTGGCGCACGTGCCGCCGCACCCATGCATCCTGCAGGTCGGCGAGGGTCGGGAAGTCGATGATCCAGTCGTCGGCCATGTCACGCCCTTAGGCGTCGTGGGAACTGGACGATCTTGGTGTCCATGCCGCTCTCGGACGCCTCCGCGTCCGTGGCGGGCACCTCGTGGGCGGCCATGTCGACGTTGTCCTCGGAGATCTTCCAGCCGAGCGCCTGTAATCCAGCCTCGGACAGGCCTATCCGGTCCTCGAGCCTGATCTTCACGGCCACGTCGGCCGCCTTGGCCGACGGGCTCTCGCACACCACGCATTCGCGGACATACGAGGCGATCTGGTAATGCAGGTACTTCAGCTGCGGCTGTTTCCACGCGCGCGCCTGCGGCAGACGCCACAACTGCCTCCACAGTTCGGCCTCCCGGTCATTCCACGATTCCGAACCGGCCCTGTCCTCGATCCATTCCTGCGACTCCTTGTCGAAATAGCGGATCACGTAAGGCGGCAGCGGAAACTTCGGCGGCCGGCCCTTGTATTCCGTGTTCGGCAGACTGCGCAGCGTGTATCCCCTGCGTTCGCTCGCACCGCTCGACGGATCCGGCATCGGACCGGATCTGACGCGTTTTCCTCCTCTTGGCATGTCTCCTCCATCGTCGGACGGCCTCGCGCCGTTCCTTCGCTGTCGGCGGCCGGGCCTTTCGCCCGCCCCCCCTCTGAAACTTTTGAACCCTCCGCACCTCGGAGA